TACCTCCACTGGTGTTGCTGTTTCTGGAATTGAAACAGTGGTGTTACTTGTTGGAATCGTCTCAATAGGAGGGGGCACAACATCTGGTTCGGTAGTTGTCGTACTGTTTATAGTAGTTGTAGCGGTAGTTTTTCTCTCTACTTCATTGCTCCATCCTGAATAAACTGAAACAGAATCGTTATCGGCACGAACCTTAAATTGATAGATGGTTCCTGATTCCAGGTTCTCAACAATTGCAGATGTCCCCATAGATGAAATTGCCCAACCAGAATCCCAGTTATTGTTTGAGAAGAAAACCGCGTATCTCTCTACTTGTGTATTTGATTGTTCTGGGGCGTCCCATGACAAATAAACTTTGCTTTCATTACTTGATGTAACTACTAGGTTTTGTGGACTGTTTAGATACGGAGCAATAGTGGTAGTTGTAGTACTAGTTGTACTGGTAGTAGTACTGGTGGTTGTCGTAGTAGGTGGAGCGTTTGTCGGTGCAGAGCCTGACTCCACTACATAAGAAGTTCCAGTCCACCTATCAGGGTTTCCACAACAAATACTTGTACGGAGGCGATACGTGCCGGTCGTCTGGACATTGTAGGAAATGTAGGAATCCAAGCCGAAGTAGTCGTCGTTTACGGCAAGAACGGTGTTTTCGCTGTCGTATAACCATAACTGACTATCAATACCATACTGCTGAGCGTAGGTTCTTAGGGTAAAAGTTGTTCCGGCGGCGAGTTCAAAATAGTAGTCGTTTGGTCCAGTTGTTGTAAATGTCGTTGGACCCTGATTGTCGGAAGCAAGCGTCTTAGCAATTGGTGAAAATACTGCCAGAAACACGACAGGGACAAAAATCAATAGTCTTGTCAACTGTAAAAATTTCTTCACATACACCCCCGTGCATAATCTATTTTAGCACGGGAGTTGTTTTTACCATTTATCTATTGGACATACTGCGTGAGCAAGACGAGTTTTTAAAGGCATAAGGCAGCCACATTGAGAACATTGCTTGCTTTTAAGATAATGTTCACAACTTTCACAGATAGACATTCTTCGTTGTATTTCATCAACAGGGGCATAGTTGGTTTCAGGGTTTACAAAATCAAGCGGGGAAGACTGTCCGCGAGACTGCCGTTCAGCGTTTCTTTTTTTCCATTCTTGCCAAGGTGTAGTCATGCCAACATTATAGTGGTACTTGCTGCTTTGGTTGGTGCTACCACCCCCAATATGCAGATTAGCCAGTTTGGGTAGGCGTTACCGTGTCGGAACCTGATGAATTGGTTGCCGTAAAAGTTATGGTTAAAGAACCAGGACCATAACCAATAAACGTATAACTTGTTATGAAGGTGCTTGAGTATGAAACTACTGAATTGGCAGACACACTGCTAGGACTAATAGTTACAGGGGTCCCATCCACGGTACAAACAATTGTGGTACTAAAACCATTAGCAATACAAGAACCTGTAATGAAATAATCTACAATTGTAAAGTTTCCACCTGAATCATAATACCAAGTACGAGATATTGCCATATCCAAAAATGCAGGGCGTTCATCCCATACTTTGACCCAAGAACCACCAGATTTTACGTGTACGGATAATGGTTTTTTCCACGAACCATTATGTTTAGCCCAAAAATTAGACCAGGCTTTCCAAGAACCACCCGATTTTGCTTGTGGGGATTGCGAGCCAACTTTGGGCATTAGACAACCTTGACCCAGATGTCACCATTCTTGCCACCTGTAGGGTCGGAAGTAGAAACAGATACTAATGCAACGTCACCTGAAGCACCGTTGTTTATTTTGGCGTTAGTTACAGCAGCAGAAGTAATGTCGCCTGCAACGATTGAGTTAGACAACGCAAGTTTACTGTACGCAATGGCGGCAGAAGCGTTGATGTCTCCGTTGAGAATAGTTCCATCTAAAATTTTGGCTGAGGTAACAGCACCATCGGCAATGTCTCCCTCGACAATTGTGCCGTTAAGAATTTTGGCTGAGGTTATAGCACCATCTGCAATGTCTCCCTCGACAATTGTGCCGTTAAGAATTTTTGCAGAAGTTACGGCTCCATCTGCAATATCAGCCTCAACAATTGACAGGTCTACCAAGTTGGCTGAAGTAACAGTAATATCAGTCGGCAATGCACCAGTCGCTAACTTACTCAAAGCAATAGCAGCGGAAGCATTAATGTCAGCATTGACTATCGCTCCAGAGGTAATGGAAGTCACTCCAGCACCAGTGATTGTCACATCGCCCGATACTGTTGTTGCGGTTACGACACCGGTTGTGGTAGTTCCGAGAAGAACTTGTCCTGCTGTAGCGTTTGCTAATTTACTATGAGCAATAGCAGCGGAAGCATTAATATCACCGTTTACAATAGTGCCATTAAGAATGTTTGCTGAAGTAACAACCCCTTCTTCAATTAGCGCCAACTGTGGCGTCCATCCCGCACCGGTATAAATATAGATTTTGTCGTCGCTTTTTAGGTAGCAAATTCTTCCTTCGGACAATGCTGGCTCAAGTGCTCCCTGAAATGAATCATCTCTTTGGGTTGCGTCATCAAAAACGACAAGAGCCTGGTCCATGAAATAGGTGTTCACGTCAGTATGAGTAAGAACATCACCATCCTGAAATAGTTTGATTGGCATTTAAAACCCTCTTGTTGGTAGAACTCAACTCAATTTTACGTCAATTAAATTGGGCAGGGCGCAAGTAGTTGATATTTAAAGTTCGTAGAAACCTTTGCCCCACAAGCCTTGAAGACGGGTGAAGTACTTTTCGTACATCAAGCCAACCGCGTCTAATCCGTAACGGTCTTTTGAGTATTTGCTAATCGCGGCTCTGTCAAGAGTTTTCACATTCTCCGTAGCCTCAGCAAACTCTTTCATGGTGTGACAACGAAATCCAGTGACTCCATCAATGACGGTTTCAGTGAACGCGCCCCAATCCGTAGAGATGATTGGAGACCCACACGCCATCGCTTCAATCGCTACTGTCCCAAAAGGTTCAACGTAAATAGTTGGCGTAAATGTAGCAATTGCACCGCCCATCAATTCGGCTCGCTCTTCTGTTCCAACGACTCCCATATATTCACCGTAATCCGGAGGATTCCCTTGACCCGCTATGAGTAGTCGTTTGCCGAGATGTTTACAGACATCAACTGCAATCTGATAGCCCTTACGCTCAATAAGGCGTCCTATGAAGAGGTAATAGTCGTCTGGAGCCTCTTGTAAAGGAAAATCCTCAACATCAATGTAACTAGGAATTACCGTGTCATAAAACTTGCCATCAAGCGCATGTGGGTCGGTAACCTTGGACCCGTAGCAAGAGTGCATCCATGCGTAGGACTCAAATACTTTGAACGGCGCAAACGACCCGCCATAGCCAATACCGAACTCTACGCTTAACTCGTCAGGAAAAGCATCAGCAATTGGCTTAGATGCGTAACCGGCAATAAGACAAATAAAATCTTTGTGTTCAAGGCGCTCTTTAATGCCTTTGATTACATTGCCGTTGAACTCAACCCAATGCGGAAGGTTCCAATCAAACGACGCAGCCGAGTAGTGGTTATTCCCTACAGCCTCCAGGCGCTGTTCTTCTGTGATGCAGGTGACATGCTCGTCGCAGGGCGCTTCATTGAACTCTCCGCCATATAGAAAAACCGTATGACCGAGGTTCTTCATCATGATGCAGAACTTACGAACCTTTTCTGTGTAGGCGCAAGCCGTGAAGTCTTCAGTGATGTTTGTATGAGGCAGGGAAACTACATGAAAACGCATTAGAACCACCAGAAGTGTTTGAGGATAGAAAGACTGGCCAAAACAACCCACGCGACATTGAAAAGAATGATTGTTGGAAGGGTCTTTTCTGTGGATGACCAAATGAGGGCGATGCTGGAAGCGATGGCAAAGATGTAAACCCACCACCACTGTTGACCAAGAAGTAGACCAGGGAAGATAATGGCAATCTTGGTGGCAAATCCCCACGCCTCTACGACATTCGGCTTAGTCCAATACCCCTTGTGGGAGATTGTTTTGGTCGCTTGTATTACTTTTTGCAGCATCTTTATAACCATAGAAAAGGATTAATATATTTCTTTTTCTGTTTAATGTTTATAGAGCGTGGTCCCCATACAGATTCGTATGATTCTCTGAATTGTGCTTCCCCCACGATTGAATAATCGCCAATTCTCTTTGCAACAACCTTCATGCACTCCTGCATTTGTGCCCTGGCCAAAGCGGCACCTAGACAGTAATGAATACCGGCACCAAACGAAAGGGTTGCGCCTTTTCTGTTCGGTCTATCAATAATGAACTTTTCAGCATCTTCAAATACTGATTCGTCGTGATTCCCTGCAGTTAGGGTGACCCCCATGATGGTTCCTTTAGGAAAAAGAACATCGTTGTATTCAATGTCTTCAGACGCGATTCTAATCATGTATCTAAACACACTGTCTAGACGAATGCACTCTTCTAGTATGTCTTCTACGTTTTCGCCATTGCGGAGCATTTCTAACATTTCGGGTTTGTCTTCCAGCATGATTGCAATAAGCCCAAGTTGACATCTGGTCGTGTCTATACCAGCCAAAAGAACCGCGTTAATCAATAAAGATATTTCAAGAGTTGTAAGTTTTTCCCCGTCAACTTCCGCCTTAATCAAAAGGCTAGTTAAGTCGTCTGTTGGGTTTTCTCGTTTTTCAGCAATTAGTTTACGAACATATGCAGACAGTTGAGCCTGGGTATCTACTACGGTTTCTTTGTCGTGGTCATAGTTTCCACCAAACGTCTTGAAAACATCATCAGCCCACTGACCAAACATTTGCCAATCCGAATGAGGGACTCCAATAATTTTAGAAATAATATAAGACGGATACTTGTCAAACACTTCTACTTGCAAGTCAAATTCCGAAAGGTCAGAAATCTCATCAATTATTTTATTAATTGCTTTGTTCATTTCAGGACGCAATGAGTCAGCAACTTTTGGAGAAAATACAGGTCCTACAATTTTTCTAAGACGAGCGTGGTCTAGCCCTTCAAGGTTAATTATTGACTGTTTTCTATTGGCTTTATCTGATTCACTAAGATGAGGGTTGTTTTCACTAAAAAGATAGAGGGCGTTGTGCCATCTCTTGTCTTTTAGCATTGCCAAAGAATGCTCGTGGTTTACTACAACAAAAGAAAGACCCGAAGAAGCCAGCCAGTTTTCCTTGCTGGCATTGAGTGCTATTTCTAGTTGCTCGTATGTACCGTGTTCGGATTTTATTATCTTAGGGACAACATAGGGAAGTTTTAGGTCGTTTACATTTACTGGCATTTGTTCCTTTAAAAGTCTAAGGTTTCTTCAAACGACTTTTGTTTGTATGTATTGGCAAGTTCTACAATCCATGCCTTGAATTCTTCTGACGCTTCAGGATACGGATGAGGAATCATTTTGTAATCGTCTTGACCTTTGAAGAACTTAGCCAGATGCATGTCTGGTAATGAATCCAGTTCATCAAGAATTGATTGAGGTGGGTCAAAAGTCTCAAGAGCAAGTTTTGAATATGTAGCCATTGGGTGGTCGGAATTAAATGGCTCTTCAGCAAGAAATGACCATTCTCTCATTGTCTTAAAGAATTGGAATATAGATTTACCTATCCACATGGTTGAAGGGGTGGGGTCTGGCTGTATGTCTCCCCAGTACTTATATTCCAAGTACGATATGTAGAAGTGAGGCGACACATCCATTACATGTTCGTATCTAGCAACCTGATTCACCTCCATTGACCATTCAGAAACCGAAGACTTTGAATACGGTGTAATGCTATGGTTCTCGTAAGGTGTTCCATGAGAAACAAGTATGCCCGTATACGAAAGAGTGTCGCAGCGAACAAGGTCTCCAAAGTTTAGAGTTTGTTCATTAGTCACAAAAAAGCATTTTTCAATAAAAAAAACACCTTTTTTCATTGGGTCAGACTGTTTTAATAGTATTTCTGGTTCAAGCATTTTTCAATTCACCTAATTTCTTATTAACAAGATTTAGTTTTCTTATGTTCTGAACAATAGTATGTCTTGCTATACCAAAGTAAGTTGGATTGGCTTCTCCGTAGATAAGAGGCTCCCATGAAGCAGGGTTATCTAAATCAATAGAATCTACATCTACTTCTGATATAGCACAAGCCTGATAAATGCTTTGGTGCAAAAGAACAACAATACCTTCAAGGTATGCAATTCTTTCGGCAGTAGTCATGTTTGTGTTAAAGTCCATAATAATATATTATCTAAAAAAACCTAGAGATAAATCCCTTTTTATCAAGCAACTCATCTTCTAGTTTCTTGTCAACCTTAATGCGCTCTCGCCTGTATGGAGCCGCAGTTCCTCCAAATGGGGCAATGTGCCCAGTACCAAATCCTTTGCTAGCAACATATTTAAAGTTAGTTTCGTCCGCAACAATTAATTTATCAATATTTGTCTTGCGCTCAAAAGGGATTAACTGTGCCAGAGGTGTTCCCCACTTTATTGAAAATGGAGAATCACCTTTAATGTTTAAAACAATATTGGCTGTGTGGTAAAAATCGGTATGCACTACAGCAGGCAAAACATCGTAGTCTTTATTTGGTTCCCACATAACTGGAAGAATCAAGACAGACCATCCTGGTGCTGTTTCCACCCTCCACGGGTTCACGAGTTTGGGATACTGAGCCTTTGAAAATTCACTACTTCTTACTGCGCTAACTGGGCATTCTCCTGTTGCAGCAAAAGGGAAAGACTCTACTGCCCCCATGCTCGTTTCTCCTTGTTGGAACCCAAAACCCGCTCCTCTTGTTTCCCACGCACCATCTTGTCCTGGTCTGAAGTTAAAGTTTGTCCAACAAGGAATTGTTATTCCTATATTAAAAAAATCGTTTATCCCTGCGCACCTGCGTAGTGAACCTGGATTTTTGTGAATCCTTTTAAACCATGCTGGCTGTGTTTCAACCGAATTAATGAATGGAGGCATCTCGTTAAGCCTGTTGTCTATTGGCGTTATGCGAATTTCTCCAGGTTTTAGTTTTTTGTTCTTCACAAAACCCAATCTTCGTCAACCGTATGCAGGTTCTTTAGAGCCTGAGCATGGTCAATAAGTTCGTGGTTGTTGCGAGACTCTCGCATTTTTGAAACTTCATTTTCAACATCGCGGCGTATGTTTAACCTGTCTATCATTCTGGTTGCAGGCTCTGAAGAAAAAACGCCCTGACCTTGAGCAACATGGGCAATATGTGGAGTCAAAAAAAGTTCCATATGTTTATGTGGCACATCTGAGCGATGGGGCGGTCTTTCTGACCAAATATCCAAAAGTTCTTGAAGTTCGTCATTCACGGGCATTTCGGACATTGCTTTCCAAAAGGGAGTGTCTGTTCTGTCGCTATAATAATGAAGCCTAATCATTGTTAGGATGTTTCTCATTACTTCACCATAGGCTTTGTTAAAGTGCTTTTGCGATTTCGTGTAAGAACTTTCGTAAGAAGCCAAGTACGGTATCACCATTTTAATTTGCTGAATAGAAGAACCAATGCTTGTGGCTTCTAGTGGCTCAACAAAAGAACCAGCAAGACCTATGGCAACACAGTTTTTAACCCACGGTGACTCCATGTAGCCAGCATCAAATTTAATAAATTTGTGGGTTAATATTTTATAACCAGACCTTTTTTCTGCTTCAGCAATTGCTTTTTCTTCATCACAAAACTGAGAGGAAAAAACATAACCATTACCTCGTCTTTGCTGGGTTGGTATTTCCCACATCCACCCGTTATCCCCAGCCATCGCCCTTGTGTATGGTCGTATTTCTCCAGAGGGGTCTGATTCAGTGGGGAAAGCAATAGCAGAATCCGAAAGAAGATAATCGTTAAACGAGTTCCATTTGTGGTTTCCTAGTTTTTCCATTAAGACTTTTTTAAAACCAGAAGCGTCAAACCAGAAATCTGCCTCAACAGATTGTTTGTTATCTGTTGAAACGGACTTAATGTTTCCATTTTCGTTGTTGACCTCAATTGAATCAACTATTCCCTCAATAAATCGTATGTTGCGTCTGAAGCAAAGAGAAATAAAGTATTCATTAAGTTTGTGAGTATCAAAATGAAACTGGTTAGTAGAACGATGAAGACCGTTGACTCTGATTTTGTTTTTTACTAAACCGACAGATGTCGTTTGGTTAGTAAATAACTTCTTGCTTTCTATAAAACTTGCGTATGTTGCGTGTGCTCCCCACGCAAAAAGTTCATCAACATCACCAACACTATGAAAATACCTTGGGGTATGTGTAGTCCAGTGTTCGTAACTAATCCCATACTTGTGAGTTGCGTCTGTAGAAACAATCATCTCTTCAAGGTCAATGTCACAATGACGCATAAACTCTGACCAGTGTTCAGTGCTGCCTTCACCGACGCCAATAATACCTATCTGCGAAGATGAGATTACTGTTATCTCTGCATTACTAAACGCTTTTCTTAGCATCAGTGCGGTTATTAGGCCAGCAGTTCCAGACCCAATGATTCCGAATGACAGTTGTTTTGTTTGTTCTCTCATGCTCATTGAAACCAAGTTACCATAGAGTATTTCGTTCCGCTAATCACTGGATGCGCTATGTGTGTATAGGGGAAATTACTGGGAAAAAGAATTACAGAGCCAGCGTTCAATTTAATTTTTACATCAAAATTTGGGAACTCAAGTTCGCCACCTTCGTCAGGTTCTCCGAGGCATGCAACCAAACTGAAAACCCTTCTTGAGTCAGGGGAGTGGTCATGATGTGCGTGATACTCAGCAAGTCCTGAATATTTAAGTATGGATATCAATTCATGTGCTCCATTGAAAAGTCTGTGTTCTCTTACATAGTCATGAACAACATCAATAGTCGGTCTATACACTTCTTTTCTAAAAACTGATGACAGTTCATCCTCTGGATATGGCGGGAGAAGTGTTGTTACAGAACTGGATAAAGAGGTTCTGTATTGGCTATTTTCACCATTCCCAATCCTGGATACATCCCAGCAAAGGTCTTCGCCAAAACCGTTGGCTATTGCTTCTTCAAAGCGGTTAATAAAATTACTTGGGTTAAACACATCTTTATAAATAGAGATGCAAACAGCGGGATTGTCTACAATCATAAAACTTCAAAAACTCCTTCAGCCAATATTTTTTTTTCTTTTTCAACAAGGCTTGTAATTAAAAAAGAATAACTACCTTCATCATAGAATCTTTCTCTATATTGAAGTACATGTCTTTCTTTAATGCGAGGCTTTAAGGTCTTGACATTTCCGTTAGGAAGTTTTAAATCAAGTTGCGTACTTTCATCAAAAATAGAAAATTCGTCTAAATAGTCAAAAGATTGTATAAATCCAGCACGAACTTGTTTGTCATATGAAACGCCCCTGCCTTCTGGTATCTCAATAACCTGAATAGCGCTATATCTAGAGTCTTCCTCATCGCCAACCTGTATCCCAAGTTTTGTCTCTCTAGATAACAAAACAGCCTTTTCAGGTATTTGCCCGTTTTCCAGCAAAGGAAAAGGGACATAAATCTGTCTTTTCATTATTAAATAGTTGACAACTTTTGTTTCACTACAGAAAGAGAAAGTAGCAACTTTTCAAGACGAAGAACCTCTCCGTCAAACCCTGGAACTCTCAATTCTTCAATGTCTGATTCTTCAAAAACTTCTGGGTCAACCCCAACTCTTAAAAGAGTGTTGTAGATTTCGTGACTCAGTGTTACTTCAGCGTTTTGTAAAGACTGAAGTTTTTGTTCTGTTGTTAAATTCAATTCCATGATTCTCCTATAAATTAATCAAAATGTATGCTGACCCAGAAGAAGCAGCAAAGTTATCGGAATCAGCGGTTAAACCAGCCCGAGTGTCGTATGTAATTGTACCCGCTACAGAGTCGCTAACTACGAGAATAGCACCTCCGCCACCTGCGCCGCCTCTTTTGCCATCAACCCCTGGTTGACCACTTGTACCAGTTTGGGCAGGGGCTGCTGCACCTCCTGCTCCTCCCGCTCCACCTATCCAGTGACCATCTGGTTGCGCTGCGGCAGGGTTTGCGTGATGGCTCCACCGATTCAGGTCCATTACTCCGTTACCGTAATGGTGGGGTCCATGATGGTGTCCACCGCTTACCTGCATTCCACCGCCTTGGTTGGTTCCGTTTCCTAAATCATGACCGTTTGCGTAAGTATGTGTGTGCCCTGGATGACCATGACCCACATGAGCATGACCGTCGGTCCCCCCTGCATGGAGATGTTCAATGCGTCCATGAAAGGTGCCAGTTGTTGCAGGGTGGGAATGTTGATAAGCGTGATTCGCCTTGTAGTGAGTTCCTGCGTATCCAGTGGGTGCGTAATAGTGTATACCCCCGTGACCATCATTTGAGTGAGGGTGATGTCTACTCCCTGTATGGTGATAATGATGAGAGTTGTAATTACCAGCGGGTAGATGGGAAAATTTTCCGTTATGTGCCTCCGAGTATGGGTGTGGGTTTACGCCATGTGCGTGGAAATCAGAAAAAATAGCGCCACCATGATGATGACTAGGGTTATGTGTTGCAGGCACAGGGACTGGGGCTATATGGTAAGCCAAATCGGGAGCCTTGGTTCCAGGAGTTCCCGCAGTTCCAGCGGTACCAGTGGTTCCAGCAGAACCTGAAGTTCCTGCACTTCCTGCTTCACCAGAGCGACCGATAGACATAAAAGTTCCAGAACCAACAATGTGTTTTGCAATAATGCAAACAACTCCGCCTCCGAGACCACCAGTACCTCCTGCCCCACCAAGACCTCCTGCCCCACCAAGACCAGCGGTAAAGCCAGTCACATTTCCATCTGCGCCAGTATTTCCTTTGCCTGCGGGTGCGCCTACTGATTCACGATGTGGGTTCGGTGCTCCATTGCTTCCAGTTGCAGCACCAGGAGTCCCTGCGGTTCCAGCCTTTCCAGGCCATGTATCACTGTTCGTAAGATTCGCTGGTGTTCCACTTGCGCCGTTAGCACCCGTAGTTCCTACTGTTCCTCCAGAGCCTCCACCGATAGGAATCATCCCCGATGTGTGCATGAACACTCCACCAGACATTGCGTTTATGTCTTTAACAAGAAAACTTGGCAAAACTGGAATGTTCGGATTCGTAGAGCCACCACCCTGACCGCCAGCACGATATGAAATGGCGGACTGACCTTTGATTGTTCCATCGCTCACTGCGGATGCCGTCTCACCAACAACCCCACCAGAGACTGAACTCATACCGACATGACCGTTGATGGTCAGTGTATTTTTAACGAAAATCCTGTATCCGTTTGTAAAAAGTATTCCACCGCTTTGAACATCAAGGTTGTTGTAATGCATGTCTGAAGTGATAGTGACAGTACTGCCAGAAGGAATTACAACATTTCCATCTAAACCAGTTCCGTAGATGGCATCATTGCCTTCGCGCGCGACGTTTTTTTCAATTCTAGAAATAGCCATATCACACCTGCGACATATAGTGAACGGTTCCTGCGTTTTGTCCAGTCACATCAGTGGTGATTCCAGAAGCCAATGTTTCAGCAGAAGAAACAATAAGTATTACTCCTCCGCCTGCAGGCGCAGTTCCTGGGGCTTTGATGTAAGCCGTGCCTGACGCAGGACCAGAAATATAGCGAGCAGCGATGATGATAACACCACCGCCTGCTTGTGCAGTTCCGCCAGCCCCTCCACGAAGAAAAGTAGGTCCACCAGATGCTGTTACTGCGTAACCAGTTATTGCTTGGTGAGGAACTTGAAAATACTGAGCACCACCCATATTTGAGTGAGGCGCTGTTGCTGTGAATCCAGTTGCTGAACCGCCAAGTGAGTGAGTAACGGCGGTAGCGGCTGCTCCGCCTTGCATGATTGAACCTTCGGTTGAGTATCCAGTCGTAAAACCAATCGTGGAATCTGCACCCATGAATTTCAATGTGCCTTTGACAAAGATTCTGTATCCGTTAGGCGCTAACCGAACGCTCGCATTAATGGTCAAATCATTAAAAAACATATCGCGCGTCATTGAATAAACACTTGAAGACGGAGCCATGCTTAGAACTGTTGTAGTTCCGTCTAGTACGGCATCACCATCAGCGCCAGTTCCGTAAACGGAGTCTACGCTTTCATTGAAGTAGGCGTTCCACACGGAACCATCCCATTGCCAACTCTTAGGGCCAGCGGTGAATATTTGATATTGATACGGAGAAGCAGGAAAAGTAATTTCTGGCATTAGCCGCTAATTTCTTGAAGAATAATAGTTGACGGAGAACTATCGTATTGAACAACAAAAGCAGCAGTATTGTTTGGATTAGAAAACTGCGTTTTGTATGTCAAGGCGGAAGTAGAAGAAGGGCTATCCAAATATGTAGTTGAAAAACAACCAGTAAGTCTTACTGCGCTTCCCTGATACAAAAACAGGTTTCCACTTAAATTTTTAATATCAGTACCATTCCTTAGCAAATGAATAGTTCCCCTGTTCTCAGCATTGTCTGCTGATTTTTGGCAACAATTATGATTTATTGTTACCAATATTTTGCTTGTTGTTGAAGTCGGTGTAATGGTTGCAGTCAAAGTAGTGTCAGCAAGAGTTGATGTACTATTTGATGTTTGCGTGGATGTTTCTCCATACACGGTTTGCAATACAGTTCCGTTTGTTGGCGTCGCAAAAGTAACTGTTCGCCATGCCGAACCATTGTAAATACGAAACAAATCTGTATCTGTCTCATAAATCGTCTGACCTTCCCACGGTGCAGATGGACGAGTAGATGAAGTAACTGGTAGTGGCGACATTGAACCGCCACCTAGTTCAACCCATGCCGAGTTGTAATAGATGTATGAAGCACCAGTAGTTGTGTCAAACCAAAGGTCACCAGCAGACGGGGACACTGGAGCGGTTGCAGAACTTGTGAGTGGAGCGCCTGCTCCCGTAGGACCAGTTGCACCTGTCGGACCTGTAGGACCTGTCGAACCTGTAGAACCTGTGGGTCCTGTTGAACCAACCTGCGCCACCAAAGTCCAATGGTTCGGGTCGGCTAAAGAACCAACCATACCTCCACTGGTATGAGCCTGAATACAAATATAAGAACTACCAACAAGCCCTGAAATTGCGCCACCGTTGTAAAACACAACATCATCAACAAAGTAAGAAACACCCGAAACCCAAATACCTCGCCAGTTAAAACCTTTAGGTCCTGTAGGACCTGTAGGTCCTGTAACACCAGTTGGACCTGTAGGCCCAGTTGCGCCTGTATCCCCCGTTGCTCCTGTAGCGCCCGTAGCGCCAGTCGGGCCTGTAGCACCAGTAGGACCAGTAGCACCAGTATCACCTACATTGCCAGCAAGAGAAAAACTCCATATGCCATGAGTCCCAGAACCACCAACCGTATCTACAGTCATGGTTAAGGTAGATAGCGATACCGTAATAACGCCTTCCATGTAGTTTGTTGGTGATGTTGGATTTATTGCTCGTGCTCGTTGACCAGACTGGTATGCGTTTGGAGATGGAGATGAAATGGTAAAAGTTTTTGAGCCAACTCCAATAGTGTTTGATGTAGTAGAAGTAACACCAAAATATCCAGCGCCTGTAGCACCAGTCGCACCAGCGGCACCAGCAGAACCAGTTGCTCCAGTGTCGCCAACGTTACCTTGAACACCAGTAGGTCCTGTTGCGCCAACTGGACCTGTAGCACCAGTAGGACCAGTAGCACCAGTAGGACCAGTAGGACCTGTAGCACCGATTAGTCCTTCTAGCCAAGATGCTTCAGTACCGTCCTCACCGTTTGCGACGGCAACCTCAAAAGCACTAAGACCAGTTGCACCAGTTGCACCTTGAGGACCAGTAGCACCTGTAGGGCCAGTAAGTGATTGGCCCGTAGGTCCTGTAGCACCCGTAGCACCAGGCGTGCCGGGAGTACCGCTTGGGCCAGTATCTCCAGTAGGACCTTGAGGGCCAGTAGGACCTGTTGCGCCTGTCGCACCAGGGTCACCAGGGTCACCGGGAGTACCGCTTGGGCCAGTATCTCCAGGCGGCCCTTGAGGACCAGGAATCCCCTCTGGACCTGTCGGACCTTCTGGACCCGTTGGACCTGTAGCACCAGTAGGGCCTGTTGCACCAGTTGCACCTTCTGCGCCTGGTGCTCCTGGTGCTCCTTCTGCACCCGCAGCACCGTTTGCACCCGCAGCACCTTCTGCACCCGCAGGACCAGTGGCACCTGTAGGACCAGTTAACCCAGTCAATCCAGTTGCTCCGGCAGGTCCGGTAGCACCAGTCGCACCAGCGGCACCAGCAGAACCAGTTGCTCCAGTGTCGCCAGTCGGTCCTGTTGCGCCAGTAAGTCCTGTTGGACCTGTTGCCCCAGTTATACCTGTTGGTCCAGTAGGTCCAGTTGCACCATCACTTACTGTATATGGGACAAACTTTGCCCCATCAAAACGAAGCACTTGACCAGAAGAAGCCCCAGAAGTATCTACCTCAATGCCATCAATAAATAAAATCGGAACCTTGAGAGTGTCGTCAGTCTTAAGGACATTTGCTGCATCGCGATATAGGTTTACGTCACCAGCAGCAGAGCCATCGCCCCAAACAAGTCGTCCACCGCCCTGAACTTGCAATCTTGCATAAGTTTCGCCATCAAGAAAAATTGTTAAACCATCAGAGCCAGCAGAAGATAACTGCTTGATTGTGATTGGTGTTATAAATTTTTGAGCCATGACCTCAGTCGTCTCTTATGATGGGCCCCTCGGGGCAATATTTACTTAACCTGTTACAATAATTCTGTATGCGCCGTTACCAATAGCACCCAAAAGGGTAACGCTGACTGTGTTGACATCGGTACGGGTGACATCACCAATAACTGTGGCCCCTGAAGCGACTTCCACAATCTGAACAATTACATCAAGAGTGTTGAAGTTGTGAACCACTGACGTTGTTGAAACATTGTCAGCGTGAGCAGCACAGGCTTTAGTAGCAATACGGGCAAGTGCTGGGGTGCTTGTTCCGCGACCTGTTGCTTCAGCGGCTGTTGATGCCAAGTTGGTACGAGCAGTTGCTTCGGTCGTTGCGTTAGTACCACCATTAGCGATAGGGAGTGTTCCAGTGACACCAGTTGTCAACGGAAGTCCAGTTACGTTAGTGAGCGTTCCTGAGGCAGGGGTGCCTAATGCTGGGGTAGTAAGCGTAGGGCTAGTGAGCGTTTTGTTAGTAAGGGTCTCAGTGCCTGCTAAGGTGGAGAGAGTTCCCGTTGTGGGCAGGGTTACGCTCGTAGTGCCGGTTGTGGTGAGCGTCGTAGCGTGTGCACCAGAGGTAGTGAGGTTCCCGCCCAAAGTAATGGTTTTGCCGGTGTTGTCCACTCCAGTACCACCGTACTGGCCGGCAATGGCTGTGCCGTTCCATGTGCCGGTAGCAATCGTCCCAAGTGTCGTAATTGTTGCTTGACCTACATAGGTAGTATCGATATCGATAGCGTCTGAAGAAACAGAGATACGACCCGCTGTTCCAACGGCGTTAATCGTAGCCCCACTCTTAGTAAGACCATCGCCAGCAGTGATTGACCCAGCGCCAGAGAACTGAGCCCAAGCGATTGCGTCTGTACCTACAGTAATGGCTCCGTTGCTTGTAACAACCCAACCAGAGTCTGCGTTTACGGTACCTTCTTCAACGAACGTGAAGGCCCCACCGGACACTTCACCAGTGCCATCAAAGTCCGTTGCACGAACTGCAGCGCCAGATGCTTGAACTACGTAAATACCGTTTTCAGAAGCAGTACTTTGGTTCTTTACGAGGACACGGTCGCCAGTAGCAAGCGTTACTCCGTCAATTGCATCGTCATTTTCTAGGCCAGAAGCGAGAAGAACAGCAGCGGTAGTTGCCGCACGAACTGACTGCTTAACGTCCAGGCCCGAACGAGCCGAGTCTACATACCCCTTGGTAGCGGCGTGACCGGCATCGGTGGGTTCAGCAACACTTATATTGCCGCTTCCATCGCGTTTTACAAGTTTGCTCGCAGTGGCGGCTGAAGTTGCTCCATTGAGGTCACCAAAGAATGCGGCACTGAGTAAGCCTGCACTATCGGCATCGGCGACATTGAGGGTGAGAGTTACGGTGCCATTTGACTCAGAAACTGTAAGGGCTTCAGCGATTCCTGCGCCACCACCAGAAGCAATGCTATGTACTGTCTTCCGCCATGCGCTGTTTGCGTAGACCATAAGGCTGTATGTTGCAGTATTGAAGTACATCCGGCCTTCAAAGTTGCCGGAAGATGGGTTTGTAGCCAGGGCCTCAAATTTGGCATTAATCAGTTGATTACTGTTTAGGTCAATATTTGTAAGAAATTTTTGTGCCATTTTTACTTCACCTTATGTTAGGTATGCTTTTCCAGAAAACGCCGCAGAGAACGTAACCGTAATCCGAGTATTACTATTGTATTGTACATCACCAAATACATGGGTATCTGCAGAATCCACAATGGTTACCTGTGGCTTGCCTCCGAGTGCGTGGTCTATGACCCATGTTGCTGATGCGGTTGCTTGAGTAAATTCCAATCTATTTGTAAGCGCGCTAGAAGGAGAAGTTGAGCGAACAACAACTAGGTTTGGTGCATCCTGGTCAACAGTTACATTGTTGGGAGTATCTTGATAAATGTTTACATTGTTTGGAAGCGTGTTACTCATCGTGTCACCTCAAGAGAAAGAGTGAATGTTCCTTGAATAACTCTTGATACGAGTCCGGTAGAAGAAATGATTTCAAGGTCATAGACTCCGCTAGAAGTAAGCGCCGCAGTATCCGCAGCACTTATAGATAGCGTTATCAGACCGGCTGCGCCATTTATGGATATTCTTCCATTTTCGGTTGTCAATGAAATCAATGGGTTTCCGGTCGAATCAACATACTTTCTTACCTGCATTCGTGCCGTATGACCCGTGAGCGGGTAGGCCTCGTATTCGGCTGGGTTCTGTTCCGTTGGGGTTCTTGGCTGCTCAAGGGCTATGACGCGTGCAAAACTAGACCCTTGCTGACAAAGCATGTTGTAATTTCCTGCAATCATTTTTCCGCCCGCATTACGTTTATTTGGATATACATATTGTGCCTCATTAAGTCATCACAGAACAGCAGTACCGAGTACGCCATAAATAGGGTCGCCAAGGGTAAGCGTGAACTCCTCCACCACTCTGTGAGTAATTGAGTATCCAAGAGGTCTCGCTGGTTCAACAACAGCCAATACTTCCGGGGAGTCAGTAAACTCAGCAAAAGTCAAACCTGTTGTACCGAGAGTAATTGCCACTGCTGTTGTCAGAGTGAATGCCATACCGCTATTGACGGTTCCTTCAGTAACAAAGAACAGCGCACCTTCGGCAACTTCTAATGCGGAAACTGCGTCAAAGTCGGTCGCACGACTAGCCGCCCCAGAGGCAGCAACTATATATACACCATTTTCTGCTGGGGCTGATTGATTCTTCAGGAGAACACGGTCACCGGTAACGAGGGTTTTGCCGTCAAAGTTAGTCACACCATTAACTAAACCTCCTGTAGATATGTTCACATTAACAGTGCTTGCTAATCTTACGTTTGGTCTGATATCAAGACCTGGGGTTTCACTACCAACCGTAGTAATTTTAATAGCCCAAGGGTTGTTGTCGTATCTTTGACTGATAATTACAGATTTTGTTCCAGTAAGAACAAATTTGGCGGCCTCTCGTATTGCGGACTGAGTTCCAGCACCACGACCATATCCAGCAGGATAAAGTTGCCAAGTCTTAAACGCGGCTAAGTTGTTATTATCTATAATTCCAGTGTTGTTTAAATATATTTGACTTTTAGTTTTGTTTCCAGAAAATTGGGACAGCCATTCGCTATTTTCGTTTCTTACATGTTGATAATCAACGAGCCTACTTTTGCTCTCATAGGTATCAAAAGCGGTATTGGGTGGTATTTCTCTTCTGTCGTACCTAAACCATTCACTGTACAAAAACATGGTGTCGGATATTGCGTCAGTTAGAACTTCTACAAATCTAAAAAATGGATACGTTGGGTCAACCTCTCTGCTGTCGTAATCCTGATAAAAACCAGGAACGTAAGGACGCATGCTTTGTATAACTGGAGAGTTTGCCCATGCAATGTCATTTACTAAGTTAGGTGTTGATATGCGAACGTTTCCAGCGTTGTGGTTTGAAATAGTTAAAACAACTTTGTAATTAGTACTTGCTGGAGCGTTATTTGCAATCGTTATCTGGTTTGACCTTACAGCCCCCCATGTTCCACCTTGGATTGTTCGTGTATTTCCAGCGTCAACAACTCCGTTGGCATCATAAAGCGCAGCGTTTATAGTAATATTTTCGTCTCTTGAATAAGCAACACAACTAAATACAAATATACCCGCCCTATCGGCTACTTCAAAAACGTTATTTACATTTAGTGTCATAACAACAGGTTCTACACGACCTGTGGACATTTCAATAACGTAATGAGACGACCAATAGAAATCGTCTCCGGTTACACTGAGTGAAGCAGTACCGGCAGGGTTGGTGCTAACAACCGTCCAGTCATGGTTGGCTATTACGTAACTTAAAGGTATTGAGCGATTGGTCTCAACACTATAAGTTCTTAGCGCATTTTCGTCTAATAGTCTTTGTAGTGTTTTCATTCATCTACCGACACCAAAGTAACCGTCGTATTTGCAATAACCAAAGACGGCAAGGAACCTTTTTTTGTAAAAAGAACATTTCCGCTACTACTTGTTCCACCAGAGCCAGGAGTGACGGTTAAAGACTGAATATACAAAACTCCAGGAACTGAAGATGCTATAGAATAAAATTCAGAAAGTTTTATTCCGTCCGTAAATCTATAGTTAATCGGGGAAAAGTAATTTGTTAAAACGGTTTCAACGTTTTCTTGAACTACAGTGCTTTCGTAAGAAGAAGAATACGCCACCTCAATGCTTACAGTAAGGGTGACCAGGTTTACATCACGAACTTCAAGTTCAAGACCGGCAACAGTTTTATTCTGAATGTCAATTAAAATATCTGATTTTTGGTCAACAGTTAGAGTTTTGTTAATACCGTATGCAAACACTGTTACATATCCAGGTTCATCTGCATCTGCCCACTCAAGACCACTTGCTGAATTAGTAAGGTCATATGCCTTGCATCTGCTTACGGTTGAGGCAAAAGTCGATAATACATAGCCGTCAATTTGAGACGCGCGAGCAAAAGATGAAGACAGTGAACCGAGGAACTGGACAGACCTATTTAAAAACTCTTCAGTTGATTCAGCGCTTGTTCCGTTACTAACAAAATCATCAACCGTTACTCCAATTATGTTTGATGTTGGAGTATCAATTTGCAAATCGGTTCCTATCGGAATCGGTAGGATTACTCCCACATCAAGTGCTCGCGCTTCCCCGATTTCGGTGGGTAGCGCTTCCGTTCCGGTATAAACAACTGAAGCAATTGTTACTTCCTCTGTTGTTTCGAAGTAAACAGATTTTTGTTCTCCAAGAAATTCATAGTCATATCTAAGGATTGTTCCTTGTGGGACGATTGCTCCGTCATAGTCAATGCATGTGAATTCAACATCAATAATTGCCTGAGAACCGTCATTTATCCCAACACCCATCATCGCCACCAGACCAGCCATAAGTCTGTCGGGAAGTCTATTAATTGCTGAAATATTTAGCGCTGATATATAAGAAACAGCCTGAAGTATTGCATCTTCTGGCGTTCCTTGTCTTGGCTGGAATTCAGGCAGCGCAATTTTTGCGTACTCAATAGAGTCCAAATAAACATCCGTTGGAGAAACGTCAAAAGGGACTAAGTAAACATATTCTGAAAAATCTATTGGCATACCAATTACCCACGCAACTTAAAGGAAAATTCTACACTAAGCCCACCGTTTGGAGTAAATGATGGGTTTATGCCAGTTATGTCTACTTCGGGAACAAATCTTGCAGCATTGATTATAAAGTCTTCTGGTTCAATCGGAGTAAAAGATGGGTCAAGAATGCCAAATTCTGGAGTTATTGGGTGTTCCCCTGGCTCTGTAAGTAAAGAAATTGTCAAGATTTGTTTGTAGAAATCAAAAGTTCCCTCCTCTAGCCGCTTAAGGCCAGTATCGGTAAATTTAATGGGGAAGGAAAGACAGTCCATCTCAGTATTATCTCACAAAAATCTCAAAGACTTTCTAACGAGACCCAATCATAGTTAGCATTTAAGACGTAATCCGAGTTTGGCTGAGGTGCGATAAATATATCTAACTCCTCATTGTAGGTAAATCCAAGCCCTGCGTATCTTTTTCTTATAGAGTTATTGTAAGAAGTCTGCACCCATCTTCCACCCAAAAGATTGTTGCAAAAAGCAATGCCTATTTCTTCAGATTCTTTGCCTTCAGAATCAAGACAATTATTATCGGCAACTACAATAACTTGCGTGACTATGTTGTTTTCATCTAGTTGTGCGAAATGTGCCATCAGACTAGGTACCTTATAATCACAACACCTGAACCACCGTTACCGCCATATACGACAGTTCCGGAGTTGATGCCGTTTCCGCCTCCACCAGCGCCAAGGTTTGTAGTACCAGAAGTTACACCAACATTTGCTTTCCCACCATTACCTCCACCACCCGAACCTCCTGTGCCAGATGAGCCAGTAGACGTACGCTTTCCGCCACCGCCTCCACCTGCATAGGTAACAGATGAGCCACTGTAGGAATAAGCCGAACCTGCCCCACCGTTGCCACCTACGCTTTGAGAAGCGTTTCCACCAACGGCACCCTTGCCACCTCCGCCTCCACCTGCTTGAAAGTTTCCGTCGCTTCCAGAACCCCAACCTGAACCGCCGTTATTTCCCTGACCTGCGGTTCCGGTACCGCCAGGGTTCTGAGCATCAAATACCGCCATTCCGCCTCCTCCGCCTGAGCCACCATTAGCACCAGAAGATTCTGCTCCTCCTCCACCTCCACCCAGGGCACTGGTACTAGCAAAAGTGGAAGCACCGCCATTTGTTCCGACACTACCGGCAGAGCCTGAACCACCAGCACCGACTGTTACTGAATAAGTTCCAACAGAGGACGATACAGCGGCTGTTCCGGTAACTATTCCGCCTCCGCCTCCGCCTCCTCCGCAACGCTCAAAGGAAGAACCCGCTCCTCCTCCACCACCAGCAAGAAGAAAGTAATCCACACTGTTCGAACCACTGACGACGGTAAATACGTCAGTAGATGTAAAGGTGTGTATTTTGTAACCACCCGACGTAGTTTCTGTTCCGCCAGTAGCAATAAAAGGAGAACGACCTGGGACAACAATTGCGTCGCTGTACCATCTTGATACCTGGGTTGACGGCAATGCTCTTGGACCAAAACTCATTACAGAACCCTGTTTACGTATCCGCCAATAACAATGACATTTGCCGTTGATGCAAAAGCCCCAACAACTAAAGAGTTTTGAATAAGTAATCCTGGAACAACAAGGGTGTAGCCGCTTTCAGCAGGAATAGTCAATTCAATCAGGTCGTCTGGGGACGCAGTTCCGCCCCATTGAATTGTTAACTTCCTAGATGTCGTATCGGTATTCATGGCATAAAGCCAGACCTCGTCCAGCCCTATCGTGCCTGTTACTGCGGTGTGTATAAGTGTTCCGGTTCCAGAGGTAGCGACTACCTTTATTTGTTTTCCGTTTGTGCTACCAGATAGTAGTTGTTTTGAGTATGTAGCCATTTTTGTTAACCAAACATCTGTGAAGAAATAATTGCTTGGTCATTATCATAACCCACATTAACCCAGTTGGTTCCGTCGTACTGAAGCACTTGTCCGGCAGTAGGGGTAGTTAAGTTTGGGGTAAATATGTTTCCATTAACCCAGTTGGTTCCGTCATACTTAAGCGCTTGTCCGGCAGTGGGGGTAGTTAAGTTTGGGGTAAATATGTCTCTTGAGTTTATGTATCCAATTACATACATTTCGTCGTTAGACATGCTTGTAAAAGCACAAAGAACCTGCTCATCCGCAACTAGAGGGCTATTCGTGTTTGAATTAGCAACTCGTAGTGGTCCTATCGTGTTTCCCAGTTTGGGTATTGATACAAACACTCTTCCATCGGCGGCAACTTTTTTTACAATGCCGACATAAATACCGCCCATTGGGCTTGGATGTGAAGACCCCTTGCTTCTGTTTACTACATTAACCACCACAAACTCCTATGTATGGGACCGGTGCCGATTCGTATGTAACCAAGTTTAACCATGTTACTTGAATGGTGTTAAGGTTTTCAATATACGTAATTGCATCAGCAGTATTGCCACTAGCAAATTTTCCCAAATGTTGTCCGGTAGTTAAGTAGTACTGCCGAGCGTCTGTATCTGAATAAATTCTTCCGTTAATAACTGGGGTGTACACGACCTCATTGGCTCCGTCGTTAAAATAAGAACTCAACAAAGTACTAATTGAACCATTGGTATTTTTTACCAAAGGTCTAGAAGTTAGCGTAATGTTTCCAGCCACAAGCGGAGTTGGTCCAGATGACGGGTAAAGGGTAGCAGGGAGACTTGCTGCTGATATCTGCCCCCCTGTTGGGTATACAGGCACGTCAATCGTCCACGGCTTTGCAGTTCTATTAAGTATGTTTTCTGCCGATTTCGGAAATCTATTTTTAAGAACGTTTTTTTGTACTTCAATTAATATCTCTATATATTTTTTGGCTTTTGCTTCAGTAAGAAATATTCCATGATGCAAGTCTTCTGATTCATATTTTGTTTCTGCTTCTGCTGTCGTTAGTACTGTCGGAACGTTGTCGCACCAAAGACGTTCTGTTATGACGAACACTCCAGCAATGGAAAACGACCACGAAGCAAGAGTCCCAGAACCACCAATCGTATCGCAGGTCATTGTTAAAGTTGTTCCCGAAACCGCAACTATGCCTTCCATGAAGTTTGCCGAGTTTGCTGTACTGGAAGCACGAACTCTTTGACCGTTTGCAAAAGAACTGTTTGCTGTGATTGTAAATACTTTTGACCCTACCCCTATTGCTCGTGATGTTGTTGACGTAGCCCCAATAAATGTAGCACCAGGAATTCCTGCTACTGTTGTTGAATAGACATGAGGATTTAAAGTTGGACCTGCCAGCGCTCCGTACTCATATTCAAGACTAATAGGTCTGTTGTAACAGTCAATATTTCCAGCAACTAAAATATCTGCAGGAATTAAGTTATAACCCTTAAAAGAATTTAAATCCGATTTTGAAATAGGATAAGTCTGAAGTCTTCTAGAGTTTGGAA